AGGAGGTCGCAGACGGAGTGGTCGAACTGAGTGATGACAAAGCACTCGACAAAGCCACACGCAAGGCTCTCACCATCACCCACGCCCCACACCTCAGCCGAGCATCCGCTCTAGTGAAGATCGCAGACAACTGCGACAACTGTAACGGGATCATGGGCGACCACCCTCCCAAAGGGTGGAATCAAGAGAGGATCACAGCCTACGGAGAGTGGGCAAGGAAGGTAGCAGAGGGAGCTTACAAAGCTCTTAAGAGCGAGGGGGACAGAGAGATCGCCCGAAACCTCGCACGAGGAAGCAAACTCCCAACCAACCTCGGCTAAAGAGGAGGGGAGAGAAGGTCAAAGCGATAAAACGCAGACTTGACCCCCACCTCTAAGACCCCACCACTACGCACCAACAACTGAGAGAAGTTGTTGGGATCATTTACTACATCATAAGTAGCCAACCCACAGATGTAGAATTCGTACCTTGACTCTCTTATCACGATAATCTGAGGTGTGTTTGAGGAGCTAGGTGTAGGCTTTCTTAACAGTGGGAAATCTCCCATGTTTACTGTCTTGACTCCCACCTCATATCCCGCTGACCTCAAGTCGGGAACATAGTAGTCATTAGAGTTCCCTACAGAAAAGTCAACGAACAACTTACCTATGTGTTGTTCCACAGCACACTCACCACCCCAACCAGTCAGGTATCTTTTAGCCAACGACTTTGGGTCTTTAAAGTATTGACCCCCCTCTTGTCTTTTCTTCTCGATCACTTTCTTAACGAACGACCTTATTTGAGCCTCTTTATCGGTGCTTAGAGAGACTTTTGGGTATGAGTCTAGGTGTTGCCCTACAAAGTGATTGAAGGACGGTTCTATACCCTCTAAGATCTTTGACCTCAATCTTCTTTCACCTTGCAGTTGAGCAGGTATTCTCGCACATAATGTTGAATAGCCCTCACCCAAGACTTAGGTGTCTCTATCTTGTAGTTTGCCCTCATGTATTCATCAACACCTTTAGCTGTCGTAGGCAAACTAAGATCAATAAAACTTGAGTTCATGTGAGGCATCTCTAAAACAAATCGCCTCAAGTTTTGATATTCAAGCCTCAGCATATCCAAACGGTATTCCTCACTTGAAGCACAGGAAAAGTGTGTCGGACACTTTATCATCCCTCCTTTTTTGAGAAAAATGTATCCGTCACCTTTACATTTACAGTCTAACATACTGTTCGTGATTTTCATTACTGTCTTTCGTTTCACAAGAAACCTCCTTTTAATAGTTTCTTTATACAACCACTACTTAAAAAGAGAGGAGATTGTTATGGGAAACTTCTGGGTGAGACCCGATGGGCAGAACACTCTAAAGGGTGTAGAAGATGACCCTACCAATAAACCTGTACTACCTGCGTATCTGATTTTAGAGTTCTTGTCGAACGATAATCAGAAAGCGAGAGATGACTTTTTGAAACTACTTCCAGGAATGGGTGAAGAAGAACAGTATAGGCTACAAGAAATCTATGCTTTCAGCACTAAGCCAAAAGACTATCCTCAGATTATTGAGGACAAGTTTCAAAAGGCTATGACTCCTAGAGTCAACATGGGGAACAATCATCTCCCTAAAACAGTAAACACATCATCTAACCAACGCACTAAACTTAGAGTGAACCAATAGCTACGACCTCTTTTAAAGAGACCGCAATGGAGAATAAAAATGAGAAGACTAGCTTCGGAAATACTTAAAGATTTAGAACTAAGGGTAGCTCACCTTGAAAGTGGCTTTCAAGGTGAGTTGAGGAAATCTATTGAGGTTGTCATCGAAAATACTCCCTCAAATATAAGAATTGATCGAGTAGAGTTTCCCAGAACACAGGAAGAGTTTTTAGAGATAGAGGCAAATAATGTGCCCGTTATTTTTTACAACTGCCCACTTGGAACAAACATGGTCAACCGATTGGAACTGTTCAAGTCTGATTTTAATCCTATGGTAGAGTCTAGGCTTGCAGATAGGAATAAGAAAGACATTGGTGGTTTGCTAGAGATTAGTCTCCAAGACCTCTTAAGATCAAACTTTGAGAGGGGTTCTCGATATGTAGGGAAGCACCGTCTGAATACGAGGGCTTTGAAAAAACTGCTAGGGGTTAATCTTTATGGTAAGGGTCAGATTTTAGAGGGTATGGGAATAAACTCTGCAAATATGTGGTGTGGACCTAAAGGGTGCGTCACCCCCCTCCACCTTGATACAATCAACAACTTAGCATGGAATGTGTACGGGCAAAAGACATGGTTCTTGGTAAGTCCAGAGGATATGTACCACAAGGCTTACTTAGAATCATTCAAAGAGCCTTATGAAGAGGACTATAAGGGTGATTGGACTAGGAACGATAATGGTCGATCTCCTACCTTTTCAAAGATGACAGAGAACCCATTAAAGAGCTTTAATCATTTCCCTATGTCTAGGGGTATAAAGTTCCATAAGGTCGTGTTCAGAGAAAATGAAATGCTGTATCTTCCCGCTTATTGGGGACACTATGTTAATACTGACTCCGACTCTTTAATGATTAACCATTGGTACGATGAGGTGCCTATAATCCTTAGCTCAACAAGAGTGAAAGGCAATTTGTAGTTCGTTTATCGCTTCTCCATAGATGATCTACACAATGGAGAATAAAAAATGGCTACAGAGAAATCACAAGACCCAACACAGCTTGATAAACTACCACTTAAGAGCAAGAAGTTCCTTGCTTATCTGATCGCAGACATCGGGTGGAAAATCCTTATGTTCTATGTGATTTGGGAGTATCAAACTAAGATTGAGCATTATGCGTTTATGGTTCTCGTCACTATGATCGTAACAAGCGGTTTTATACAGATCGGGTATATCTTAGGTCAAGCCGCTCTTGATAAGTACACTACAGTGGCTGTCTCGGCTCTTGAGAGAGATGGGGATAAACCTACCCCACCTAAACCAAAGGCTAAAGAAGAACCCGACCCTAATAGCACAGACCCTAACGAGTTCATGTAATAGTTTATTTATGAGTGATCTTAAGTGATCTCATTAACCTTAACAAAATGGAGAAAACCATGAGAAGATCAGCAACCGAAGTTATTAAAAACCTTGAGCGTAGAATCGCAAGGCTCGAAGGAAATATAAACACTCGAAAGACCGCAAGGGGAGATGTCGCTATCGAGACCGCTTCCGAGCGAGACATACAGAAGGCTTGGCCTAGAGTCACCTATAAAGGCAAAAGCATCCACGCAGACTACAGCAAATGGACTAACTCGGTCGAGAGTTCAGAACTTAGCGAGTATACTGATATTGGTTTGACGGATGATCTGGGTAATTCTCTGGAAGTTGCAGAAGGTGGACAAGAGGTTTATCTTGGATACAACCAAGAAAAAGATTTCTTTGTGATGGGCTTTGATATGAGTTTCTATTCACAAGTAACAGAAGATGAGTGGGATGCTCATGCTGATGCCATGTCCAAATATGAGGACGCAAAGTTTGAAGCGGAGGAATGGAATGAGGATGAGCCTGAGCCTTGGGACTTTGAAGGATATAATGAGGACTTTGAGAATGTCGAAGATCCTCGTCATAATGGTCACAGAGGTTGGGCGGCAGTACTTTTTAGGGTTGAGAATGGTCGGATTAAGACAGAAGACCCTAAGTTCGGTACTAGTCTTTTTTATGAGATGGATGTACACAAGGGACTTAAGCGTAAGTTTAATCTCGTTGACCTTCGATTGGGATAAACCTACCCTCAAACTCTAATAATGTTAGTTATACTCGTTATTAAGTCATCTATTAAAGGTTAAATGACTTACTCCTATATGAGTGAACCTCATATCTAGGAGTAAGAACATGAGTGCTAAATCCTTTGAAGAAGCCGTAAGAACAACTCAACCTGTCATTTATGTAGGAGTTGAGCGTCAAGAGGCTAAGGGCTTCAATAAAGTAGTCCTCATACAAGAGAATAAAGAAGGGCTACAGACAACCGAACACCACATGACAGGTGATGTCTCTGTTCAAATGGTGAATGGTGTCTTAAAGGTTTATGTGAAAAGCTAAAGCAGATCTGCCGCTATGTCAGATGTGTGTAAACTCAGATGTGTTCCTCAAGCATTGCAGGGAGACTCCAGATCTCGTCAGAGATTTTGCCTAACTTACGATCACGAAAGCAGAGTCTTTCCAACTTACTTGCGTCTGCGTGATCCATATCCTCAAGATCAGTTGTGTACACCCGATAAGAGACCTCAGAGACACCCTCATCATCACAGATGCTAAGATCATTATCGTCACAGATCTGTTTGACCCTAGACTCAAACTCATTTTGTAGTTCATCCGCTTCCATAAAATAACGGTGTATGAGAGCATGACTCTCTTCCTCTGACCAAACATCATAAATCCACTCATCAGCATCGAAGTGTCTGTAAGCGTTGCGACTGAGACCAGCCTTCTTACCAGAGGATTTCGTCTTCTTTTCAAGTCTTGCAATTCTCATTTCAAGGTTATTAATGATTTCTGTTGCTGATTTTCTCATAAAGGTACTCCATAGGTTTGAGGTTAATAAGATCACTTAATAACGAGAATAGATAAACTACAAAAGATCTGCGGCAATGTCAGATAGCGTAGATCTCTCTGACTTATGTAAACTCACACACGCAAATAAAGGTTGACCCAACATACGCTCAATCACATACACAAGACCATTAGATTGCTTTGTGAGGTAAGGGTGATCAATCTGATAGGGATCACCTAAGAGAACTACTTTAGTTCCCTCAGCCGCTCTTGTGATGATTGATTTGATTTCATGCTTGGTGAGATTCTGAGCTTCGTCAATAATCATAAAGGCTTGTTTAAGTGAGCGACCCCTAATGGAGTGGATTGGTTGGATCTCTATCTGATTCTTTTCAAGGAAACCTTCTTTAGTACCCATCTCTGCACCCATCGGACCAGCGTCCCACATTGGGTTGATCTGATCTAGGTTGTCAAAAAAGCTCTGCATCCAAGGCTCTAGTTTCTCGGAGAGAGAACCAGGCAAGAACCCGATGCCTTGACCGACATCAACTACAGGTTTAGAGAGTAGGATACGCTGATATGTATGAGCTTGCTCAAGAGCGGCAGCTAATGCAAGGAAGGTTTTGCCAGTACCTGCTTTACCTAAGAGACACACCAACTCAATGTCGGGATCTAAAAGAGCATCAAGAGAGGCTCTTTGTTCAAGATTTCTAGGTTTGGCTTTTTCGGTACGCACTTTGTCTACATTAAAGAGAGATCCCTCTTTGTGTTGGAAAAGATGTTTTTTCTCACCTGGTGCAACAAACCAAACATACTGATTTTCATGGAAATCTTCATCAAACTCATGTGGAAGTCTTACAGCACCTTGCCAATATGACTTAACCAATTGATTCATAAACTTTACATCAGGTACAAAACCTTTTAACCCTATACCAGAGAGGGTGTCCAGACTTGTGTCCGAAGTGTAGTCAGAAGAATTAACCCCCACAGATTCACATATGATGCGTAGGTTGATATCTCTTGAAACGAGAGTCAGATCGTATTCGTCTTTGAGGTGAATAGCAGTTTGTAGAATAAGTAAATCTACATACCTAATCTGATTAGCTCGGTCTAAAGAACTTATGCTGAGTCCTCCTTCGTGTGATACAACTTTAACCTTATCTTCTGTTTGAAGTTTAAGGATAAGATTAGAGGCTTGACGAGCGAGATGTGCTACATGAGATTTCTCTCGTTTGGGTGTGTCTTTGAGAACATCAAGCTCCATGATTACATAGATTGGGATGAGGACTTCGGTATCATCTTCAAAAGAGGTCATAGAGGTAGGATCGTGTATTAACACACTAGTATCTAGCAAAACAGCCTTTGTCATGTGGACTCCATTCTGAGGGTAATTCTCCTCACCCTATAAGCGAAAGGTATCTAAAGAATATGAAGCAGAAACATATCGAAATCCGAAAACAACAATGCTCTCTAATCGCCTCTGCAAGCACCTGTTGTCGGAGAAAAGTAGGTTCTGTGATCGTAGACCCACATTCTAATGTTGTTGTTAGTGAAGGATATAATGGACCACCAAGAGGAAGTAGTGGTGCCTTATGTGGTGGGTCTGACTGTTTGCGTGATCGGTACAAAGTCAAAAGTGGAACTCAAAATGATGTTGGATGCCATCATGCAGAAATCAACGCAATCTTAAATGCCACTCGAAATGGTATGTCTACTATGGGTAAGTGGCTCTTCACCTCATGCGATCCATGTCTTATGTGTGCAAAGGCAATTCATCATGCAGGGATTATAAAGGTATATGCTCCTTTACAAACAGAGGTTCATCAAGAGGGGTTGATGTATTTTAAAAATAATCATGTAGAGACAGAGAGTCTTTAATAGTTTGTTTATGATACTCGATATGTAGTGTCAGCTTTTCATTCAAAGGAGATCCTACATGGACAAAACACAAAGAGAACAACTACTCAAACTCGCTCAGAAAGATCCATCTTTCAAAGCGAAGCTCGTCAACATTCTTAAAACAGAGAAAATCGCTACTGCACTCAACACTGAAGATGCGGCTGCTTTTGCGGCTTGGGCTAAAATGTCAAACCCACAAGGTATGAGTGTAAATGAAGTCATTTCATACCTTACTAGAGCAGGTGTTAAAGTACGCCCTCAAGGTGAGTCAAGAGCACCAAATAAAAAAGGGCCTCTTGAGGTAGGTGAACTTGTAAAAGTTGATCCTTCAAAGTGCATCCACCCCGACAATAAGCGTAATTGTGGTGTGCTTGAGCATACACCAGATAATGAGCAGTATTGTTATGTCGTTGCTCGAATGGAACCAGCAGACCTTCGTGAACTTTGCACTTACCAAATCTCACCAATCGACACTAAGACTGGAAAAGTTGGAAGTAAGAAATTCGAGTTCAAAGCAGTTATGCCAGCAAGAGGTATTGCGGGTCTTACCAAGAAACTTGAAAAATCCGAAGCTAAAGGAGATACCACAGCAGTTGATCGTGTGCTTGGTGAGATGCGTGAAAAAGCTCTTGCACCCCATAATGGACATGGACTTTATCGTGCTTCTTTCAAGGATCTCGCTCACTACAAAAAAGTCATCAGCCAACCAAAAGTAGGTGACTTTGTGATGGTATATGAGCGTGGTGGTAAACTCCCTGTGCCTTCTATTCGTAAACAATACGCAGAGAAATCAAATGTTGATCGTACACGCCAAACTCTCCTTAGTGGAGAATTTGATGATCTTGTAGAAGGTGGTCTTTCAGACTACGCTAAGATTTACTATGAGGGTCAAATGAAAGGTGCTGGATACAGTCAAAAGGAGGAGTTCTACTTCCTTATGGACACTGTATCTCAAGGATTCACTAATGCTAATCCGACTGTAGGTACTGTGTACTACATCGCTAAAGCGTCCGATATGCCTTCTGAGAGGGAATGGAAAGATGATCTTCGTGCCCGTCTTAAAGCAGTCGTTGAGGAACACCTCAAAGGAAGCCTCTAAGACTAGCTAGTTTTTAATAATCTATTTATACTCTCTCTTTGTATGATTATTAGAAAGAGAGAGTATTATGACAAAGGCGAACCCTAGAGCAGTAGCTGAACGCTATCTGCTTATAAAGCAAGCTCGTAGGATCACTGCCAGATCAAAGACAGCAGGTAGGGTTAAAACTGCTGGTGAAGTTCGCTTCATTAAAGATCATGGTGATGATTCAAATGCGTGGGCTTGGGGACAACACCCACCTAGCCAACGCATTATGGACTCAAACCATATCTTCAATAAAAAGAGCACGAAGAACATAGCTAAAGTTCTTCGATCTACTTTATCTTCTCTTGGTCATGCGATGAGTGCATACACTACATTCGCTAAGATCAAGTCGAGGGATATTAGCCCCGATGGTAATCTTGGTGGTCGTGGGTATATCATGGAGATTAAAGCGATTCGTAGACAATATATGAATGTTGTAGAAGCTCTCTCTGCTATGTCTGATACACTCTATGATGAGATTACTGCTGACCATTGGAAAGTAGAACAGAGTAAAATGCTCAATCAAGTTATGGAAGAGGTTGAGGATATTAAAGATGACCCAGAAGCATGGGCTGTCGAAGTAGAAGAAGCACCAAAAGACCCAAAAAATGAGGAACTAACTAGAGACTTTAGTTCGCCTCGACCTCGAAAGGATACCTAAAATGAGTAAGAATAAAAGTCATATGCCTAATGGTGGATACACCCTTACTCATGGGTCGAACTATATGATGGATGGATTCCACTTCGACACTGAATATGGTGGAGGACCCCAAGAAAAAGCTCGGCTACCCGAAGCAAAAGGGTTAGCTGATCTTCCAAGTGGAATGATCCCACTTGACAGTTCTGGTGTCTCGATGATTCCCGATGGAGTAGAACATCAAGCAGATCTTAATATGGACGAGATCACTCGTGAAGCAACTCAAGATGTGTCTTTAGTAGATCACTCATGGCTCGCTTCACAGCCAGAACCCGACCTAAGTGGTATGAACGAGATGGAACAGGTTTATAAAGACCTCGCTGACGGACACATGAATAATGAATCTAATAATCAGCTCAAAGTACTTGAAAAGTCATGGGGTCAAACAAGCACTACAGGTCTTGACATTATCCCCAATGAGAATAGACGACACGCTCCATATAGGAATACCTATAGTGATGAGCAATCTAATTTACCTGGTGATGACTATCGTGAAGAGATGGAGCGTAACATCCGTAAGCTCGCTTATGGACACCCTATGAATGTCGTACTCTCTGAGGTAGATGAGTCTCAAGTCCTAGAGGTTAAAATCAAGCTCGCTTCTGAGTACGGTCTACATGGTCGTGTTTATGTTAAAGAAGAACACTTTCCTGGTCTTTTCAATGGTCGGTGGGACGAAGTTATCAACAAGCGTTGTGCTACTGCAATGTATATCATCCCTAAAAACAAAGACTGTGCCTTTGATCGCTTCTTAGGTATGCAAGTCGTTAATGAGATCCCTTGGAAAAAAGCCTCTAAGAATCTACTCCCTAAGTTAGAATCTTATGGCGTTCGTCTTGCATCAGGGTCTGCTAAAACTCGTTTAAAGAAAGCCTTTATTGACCTCCTTGAAGGTAGGGTCGCTCGACAAGACAAATCAGCGACATGGTTTCCGACACAGATCGACCAATCTAGCCTTATCTCTCTTGACCATGCTCGAAGAGAACTAGAGGACGCTAGAGAGGAAAACATCTTCGTTGCTTCATATGAAGATGTTGAGCAATCAAAAATAGATAAAAAACTCAATAGGATCGCAAGTCAACTCGTCAATCAAGGATTTCTTGAGGGTGAGCAGGTAACAGCAGTTGTGGAGTCTAATAGGACAAGCTCAAAGAAGATCGAAAGACTTTATGAGTTAGCGAGTATACCTGTGGACTCTAGCTCTTATGATGGTCAAGGCATAGGTGCTAAAACTCATACCCCACATAAAAGCAAGATCGAAGAGAACTTTAAGACTCGCTCTCAACTGAACCTCGAACAACGACACGCTTCTGCTAAAGATAAAATTGGTCGTATCGTTAAAGCAAGAATGATTACAGCCCAAGAAGCATCTTCGATTTCCTCAAGACAAGAAACACCAGAAGATAAAGTTAAAGCAGTATTCAATCATATCGCTAAAAACATCAAAAACCTAGCTTCTACTTATGAAGGTCAAGGTACTGATGTGAAACTATTGCTCCCTACTAGAAGTGACATTCAGAGCGACTTTAAGACTCGCTCAGAGATCACTATGGAGCAAAGGTTTGCTAGAGCGAAAGATAAGATTGCTCGCATAGTTAAAGCTGGTCTTATTTCAGCTCAAGAGGCGAACACAGTGATCGCCAAACATAAGACACCTGAAGATAAGGTTCGTGCTGTCTTTAATAGTATCGCACACAAGGTAGATGATTACTCTGATTATGAAGGTCATGGTAAGAACGCTTCGTACCATAATATGCGTAAACATCGGACAAACGCAGATGTGTATATACCTCAAAAAGGCGTTCGTGAACTCGCTCATAGACAAAAGATGGCTATGGAGCAGTTGTCGAACCTCGTAACCTCTGGATTGATCACTGTTGAAAAAATACAAGAAGTATCTAAAGGCAAAACACCAGAAGATAAGGTCGCCTCTGTACTAAGGTATATCGCAAAACCTATCGAATCGAAAGATTATGATGGTGTGGTTTCTACGGCACATATCATAACTGCTAGAAACAAACTACCAACCGAGAATGTGAAAGCAACTTCGGTATCTGAGGGCAGGAAGATCGCTTCTAAAGTGGATGTTTACATCTCAAACGGTCTTATCTCAAAAGAAGATGCTAGTCATGCCTTTACCCTTAAAGGTTCTGAAAAGTTCAAAGAGCTTTATCGCCTTGTCGTTAAAGGTGCTTCAGCTAAGAAGTCTGACTTCAAAGGTCAAAAGTTTGAAGCTCACATTGCGAAAAGAGCTTCTGCACCAACCAAGACTGCACATGAAGCACAGTCAGATAAAGTAGCAACATGGCTTCGTCAAAAAATCAGCGAGGGTTCAGCAGGAGAAGAGTTAGATGCCTTACTCCCAGCTCGCTTCTCACAGGACATCTTGAAATCTCATTCTGATCGTATTGCCTCTGTTAGATCTAAACATGAAGGTCTATCGGGTCATGCTTATGTCGATGCTACTGCCTACATGACAAAAGGAACAGACGGATGTGATAAAGGGGCGTTAGTTCATAGGGCTAACCAAATCCCTACTCTTCTCAAGACCTCAAAATGTGGTTCGTGTGTATTCAACACAGATGGGACTTGTCAGAAATATAACAAGCTTATCATCGCTTCAGCAGATGAAATCGTTGAAAGTCCTCAGTCTTATCAACAGGAGATGATAAGACTGGCTAATGCAAGTGATAGTGAGCAAACAGCATCACTATTTGTTAATAACTATGACGCTAATGAGTTTAACTTAACTGCAAGTGATGAGGTGTCTATTGACGATGCCCCTTCAAATGAACAGTTAGGAGATGTTCTCTTTGGTGGCTTTGAATTATAAGGAGATAAGATATGCTTTCCTCTTACAGTCGTAGGGTCGTTGCTTCCCCTCAGTTCAAAATGCTCGTTGCTCATTTAAAGAAGTCCTCTGACCCATCAAAAGGAGAAGCAGGAAATCCCGAACCAATTCGTCAAGTTTTTGAAACACAAGTGATCACCACTAATATGGGTACTGCTGTACTTGGTAATATAGACGCAAGCACTAACCAAGTACGCATTAAGGTAGAGACAACTGACTTCGGTAATGAGAATCTCGGCAACGCTCCACCCTTTTATGATCAAGACATTATTCAAGTTCAAACATCTGGATATATTGATGTTGATCGGATCAATGCCCTTAAAGCAGGAACTCACTTTGGTCGAGGTGAAGGCGAGAGTGCAGGTAACATCAATGATGTAGCCTCTGATCTCGCTCTCGTTTTAAATGACTCGGTGACCGATATTACTGCGAGTGTAGACCCCCAAAATCTTAACCATGTTCTTGTGCGTAGTAATGAAGTTTCATCCGCTTTATTTATCAAAGTATATAGCTTCTCTTACTTACTCTTAGCAGGCACACCTCCTTTTATTATTGAAGATATGGATGGCAACACCCTTTATGACCCGACAGCTACAGAAGGTGGTGCAGGTGTTCTTTTAGTGCGACCGAATGGTATATTACCTATGAATGAGTCCTAATAAGTTAAGGAGGTTTATATGTCAATCCCCATACCAGCGGGTGCTACAAGAGTTCAAGTAGAAGATGAGTATGGTAAACTAATTTGGCGAAAGCCCTCCGAAATCCTAGACACCGACACAATACGCATTAACTTTAAGACAGGCGAACCTTACGCTATGTTTGGTAAGCCAGGTCAACCAAGTTCTAATAGTGCAAATGTCAAACAAACACCTGTAAATACACCTTATATACATCCATCAAACCCACAGGCAAACATCAATCAACTACAGCAACGCAAACAAGCGAAACTAAATAGCGATGCTGTATTTGATCAGACAAAGAAAAATGCCGATTCCTCTGAGGTATTGACTAATGTATTAGTTGGTTTAGCAGAAGAGTCTGCCTCACTTGCTTTTGAAAGAGAAGAAGCAGAGCGTAGGGGTGAATCCACATCTCAGATTTCTCTAAGGAGAGTAAATGCCTTAAAAGCTGTGGGTGACACTTGGATCAAGAAAAAAGAGATAATGTCGTCTAAATCCTTAGACTTAGAGTCTAAAGCTTTTAGGCAAGTTTTTGGACACATCGCTGAAACATTCCGTAAAGCGTGTGATGAAGCAGGGGTAAGACCCGAACTAGCAGAGAGTGTTTTTGCTACCTTCGGAAAGATGGTAGATGACCCAGATTGGATGCAAGACGCTAAAAAGGCTATGGAGCGTGAGAAATAATGAGTTTATCTTCGGTTGCGATCTCTGCAAGTGCTAGGGCAGGTAAGAAATCAGAAAAAGACGCAGACATCATAGAATTTGTGGAAGCATCTTGGGGATTAAAGATGACTTTGTTTCCCGTACAAAGGGTAATCCTTAAAGCACATTATGGTCTTGAGCTTGATGATGAAAAGACATTTGAAATATCTGATTGGACTAGGACCAAAATAGAGACACATACCGAGAAATCATATCTTCGTAAGATATATGAAGATGGTCGTTGCAATATAGGTGAGGTAATACCTGGGAAACAACGAAGAGAAATGATCCTCTCTATTGGTCGTAGGTCTGGTAAATGTGTGACAGGTGAGACACTCATACCCACAAATAAAGGATTGGTTCGGATTGACTCTTTAGGTGATCCCAACGGGGATGAAATACAACCACTACAAGTTAATGTCGCACAAGAGTGTGGGACAACCTCTAGGTCGGCTTATTTTTATAACGGAGGTGTTAAACCTACTAAATACCTAGAGACATTCTGTGGGTACAGGATCGAGGGTACAGGAAATCATCGCATTAAAGTGATGACTCCCGAATGTAAGATCGAATGGAAGTATCTTGAAGAGATTGAAAATGGTGATGTGGCTTGCATCAATAGATCCAGTCAGCTTTGGTCTAATGACTATGTGGATGTAAGTCAGCACCACACTGAAAAAGATCAACCTAAATATCTTGATGAAACTTGGGGAGAGTTATTAGGATTATTAGCAGGTGACGGTCACTGGACAAATGAGAAAGCAGTTGGTATAACAGTAGGTGAGAAAGCCTTTGAGCCTTACCTTATGTCTTTATTTCGTAACCTCTTTGGGAAAGTCTCTTATCACCCAGATAAGCGTAAGGTTGATGTCGGTCAAGTGTTAGCCTACGGGAAAGACCTAAGAAAGTTCCTCGATAACTTAGGTTGGGTAATCGACTGCACGACTAGAACTAAAAGTGTTCCACATACAGTCCTTAAATCCCCTATGTCTGTAGTATGTGCTTTCCTTAGAGGACTCTTTGAAACAGATGGTTCGGCTTATGACTCTGCCATTACTCTTTCTACTGCTTCTTATCAACTCGCACATGAAGTACAACTTTTATTACTAAATGTCGGAATCGTATCCAATCTCTCTAAAAGCAACCGAGAAGATAGAACAGAACATCGAATAAGAGTCAAAGGATCAAAGTCTAAGAGACTTTTCGCTAGACACATAGGGTTCATATCAGAAAGAAAGAAAAAGTGCCTTGAAGGGGTATTATCAACAGTCTCTTATAGGGGAGGTAATGAAGGAGTACCATTCTTTTACGAGTATGTTGAACGACTAAAGAAGTTCCACCCCTATCTCAAACATGACTTAAGTCCTACAACTAAATACACACCCTATTGGAAGATCAAGAAGGTCGCAGACCATTCGGGTTTAAATCAGACCACAAAGTCTCAACTATATAACCTCATCGACCGCGATTACTTTTTCGACCCTATCATCAAAGTAGAACAGCGTGAAGCTCATGTCTTTGATCTGAATGTGCCTAATGGATCAATGTTTATCGGCAATGGGTTCACTAACCATAATACTACGATTTCAGCCTGTATCGCCGCTTATGAAACCTACAAGTTGATCAAAAAAGAAAACCCACAAAAGTTTTATGGACTACCCGCAAGTAATAATATCCAAATCATCTCGGTCGCCACAGATAAAGACCAAGCAGGTTTGCTTTACCAAGAAGTATCAGGTCATTATCGCTCCTGTGCTTTTTTTGGCCCCTACACTGCAAATAATACTCTCTCCTATGCCAGATTCCAAACACCAGCAGATGTAGAGAAGTATGGTAGATACATTGAGAACCAAGACGCTAAAGCTACTCTTAAAATCACCTTTAGATCTTGTGTCGCTAAAGGTCTTCGTGGTGCAGGTAATATATGCGTCATTCTTGATGAGGTTGCTCACTTTACTGAAACGGGTCAATCGGGAGCAGAGGAAGTATATAACGCTGTTGTACCATCGACATCTGCTTATTCAGCTAAAGACCCAGAGAACCCAACGATCCCTATTGGTGAAGTAGAGGGTCGTATCATTCTTATCTCTTCACCTTTGGGTAAACAAGGTCTGTTCTATAACCTCTTTATGATTGGTATGGGTGGTGGTCGGGCAGGAGATAATATCCTCGCTGTCCAAGCACCTACTTGGGAAGTAAATCCCACTGTACCTGCACAAGAGTTCGAGAAGCATTACCTCAAGAATGCGGCAGTCTTCTTCACAGAGTATGGTGGGGAGTTCACAGACAGAACAAGAGGGTGGATTACTGACGAGCGTGATCTATTATCTTGTATTGACCCTCAGTTAAAACCACAAATGGGAGCACCAGCTAGAAAACCGCACTTTATGGGAATCGACTTGGGTCTTGTAGGTGACGGAACCGCAATTGCTATTGGACATCTCGAAGGTGAAGAAATCGTTGTAGATCTCGTAGCTCAAATTAAAGCAGGAGAGGGTATCTATCACGATAAAGAACGATTGGAGTTTGATGATGTCGCGGATTGGGTACTAGAGTTTACAAAGAAGTTTTATATTCAAGAGGGAATGTTTGACCAATGGGCAGGGATTCCTTTCCAACAGGCACTTGAAAAGCGAGGTCTAAAAAACCTCAAATCTACTAATATGACTAAACAGATCACCTCACAAATGTATCAGAACTTTAAGGACATGATGTGGGATCAAAAGGTCAAACTCTACAATCGACCTAACTATGAAACAGAAGGACATGAACCGTATATCCAAGAACTCTTAGAGCTTCAACAAACGGTGCATGGTAAACACCTCATAACTGTCGAAGCTCCACAAACTAAAGGTAAACATGACGATATGTCGGACGCAATTGTACGCATGGCATGGCTCGCCTCTAATAACATCGGCAAAGGGCGATACTTCGCTTCAGGGTCTAAAGGAAGTAGACAATTCAGACACCCTATGGCAGGTGGTAAAACCTTTGCTACAGGTGGAAGGTATACAGGTCGAAGTGGGTCTGACGCTAAAAGGGTTGCACCTAAATCACCTCGCTATAGCCTAAGAGACTCTATCAATGGTCGCTTTGGGAAAAAGTGATTACAACGATTAGTAGTTTTCTTGAGCCTCTTTACCCGCTTTGTACTCATAAAGCAGTTCACTTCGATCAGTCAAACCGACTTTCCATGTGTATTCTAAGTTATTTAAAGAAACACCATTCATGCCCATGTAGTAAACGATTTCTATGATAGCTCCGTCCAAGTCTTTGATCATAGACTCTTGGTTGAGGTATCTTGAAAGTATCTCGATGTTAAGGATGAAATTTTCTTTATCTTCTTCCGAACCCTTTACCATTCTTTCCTTAGCAAAGTTTAAAAGTTGTTTGGTGTATGTATTGCGATGGTCAAGACCCAAGAAATAATCCTCGTGCTTACTCTCCATCATCTCTAAGAAATGTTTAGGGGTGAGTCTTGCAGACTGACGCTCTAAACGAGCAATCCTCATCTCAAGGTTTCTTATTATTTCTGAAGCTGATCTTTTCATAAGAGTTTCCCCACTTTGTTTAATGTAACACTTATTGACTATCATAAATAAACTACAAATCAAATGGGGGGTGCATTTGATGATTGGTGGAAGTCTTAAGACTATTCGTTGCTTCTAATTCTTTTAAAGAAGTTAGGGTTCTTCATAATCAAGCTGGCGATCCCTGCTGACTCAATCTCAATTTGATAAGCCACGAGACCAGTATCTCGTAAACTTCCACTCTCAACCTCGTAGTCAATGCGACAGTTGAATACAAAATAATCACCTCCACCCATCCAAGACAAATCAAAATCACCAGGCACTTTTCCTTTAGCTATAATCTGATCCATCATCTTATCTTTGCAGTAAGAGAAAATGGCTTGTAGATCATTTACACCCTTAACAGACTTTTTGAAGTCATCCTTCTCCATATCATGCTCTACAGATACAACACGAGCATTAAAGGATGAATCATTATCCCAACCTGCCGATTTGTTTTCAAGACGAGCAATACGACCCTCAAGGTTTCTAATCACTTCACTAGCTGATCTTCTCATATCATTTCTCCATTTGGTTTAGGGTTAAAGAGATCACTTATTGACTATCATAAATAAACTACAAACTTTAGGGTTTGTGATGCAGATCTTCTCATAATGGTTCTCCATTTGTTTAAGAATAAAGAGATCTCCTATGGATAACCTATAAATAAACTATCAATAGTTCTGGTTCTCCCAAGTCGCTGTCTTGTATCGCAACCCCCCTAAAAACACAATCAATTCTAGATTCGGGAAAAAGTAGGAGGGGGGGGTATTAACCTTGTGGTCTCCAAGACCTTATCTGTTGGTTTAACTTTGTTATTAGATCTTTGAAAACGCTTATACTTCTTTCTTTTTTACGCTGATGTATAGGGTCTGATGGTTGTCTCCTCTCTAACTCTTCGATCTCCTCATTTACTTTACGCTTAACATTTTTTAGACCCTCTGGAGATGTTTCTATTGGGTGTTCAAATGAACCATAACAAGAAATTGTTTCCCTCCACCCATGTTGTATTCTATAACCATGCTTAAATAACTTACCATCTCTTCTTTTGGCATAAACTCCCCAACACATAGGGCAAGTACCTTTATTTTGTTCCTCTAAAGTCTGTTCGGGTTCGGTTTGCGGAGCGAGTCTTAAAAAGTCTTTTGCGTCTTCAACTGCACCCTCTTTGACTGCAAACTTTGTAATCTTAGTTAGATCAAAGTTCTCTAAATCTAGTTTNTAAGGTGAAATTTTTATCGCCACCTTTTTACCGTTTTTAGAAGTGGTTACTTTTTTGATACCAACAAAAGCGTCCTCTAAATAAAACTTCCACCATTCTTTTCTTTTCTCATAAAACATACTGGTCAAAATAATCGAGATACGACCAAAAGTAGGTTTACTTGGTTTTCTATCTACAAAGTCTACATAGGGGATTGCTTTTTTAATCCTTTCAATCTCTTCTTCGTACTTTTGAAATGCCTCTTCAAATGTAGGGTATTCATCTACCGATACTAGTATAAAATAAATGCTTTGACCTAGCTTCTCAAAATCCTCAAAGGCAGTCTTGTGTTTGAGATTATCATTTGCATCCTGTGCCTCTTTCATTTCAAAGTTAAAGCCTAAAGCTTCAAGCACCTCTTGTAAGATGTTAAAATTACCTTTTTTCGGCATTGGGGTTCTTCTTGAGTGGTTAGCCAAAGCTAACATCATACTTTTAGCTTCATTGCTCAATGAAGATGTAGCTTGTTTTTCAAGACGGGCAACTCTCATCTCAAGCTCTCTGATGACTTCACTTGCTGTTCTTCTCATAGGTCATTCTCCTGTGGGTTAAGAATAAAGAGATCTCCTATGGATAACCTATAAATAAACTATCAATAGTTCTGGTTCTCCCAAGTCGCTGTACGACCACGCTTCTCCAACGCATCAGATACCGTAGCCTTATCAGAGTCCATAGGGTAAGCACTGTCGGGTGTAACAGGATAAACAGCATCTGCTCTAGCTGTGTAGGTATCTCTCTGTGGCCAGTAACCATAACGAGTCTCAGGCCATGACACAGGAACTCCCTCAATAGGGAATCTATATCGTATGTCACCACTATCCAAATACGCTATGTTGAAATGCTGTTGAAGAACATTACCTCTGTTCGATGGCATATTAACAGCACCACATGAATACCGTTCATTATTAGGTTTAACTATAAAGTCTTTCTGACTCACAATAGGACTAGGGCCGATCCACACCTCGTAGGAATGTTCCTTACGCCTACCACGATCTTCTTGACTAATCCTACGCTCACTGTCATTAGGGCCGACTATGATGTCATAAGGTCCATCATAACCTCCCTTAATACCTGTGCCGAAACAAATCGTACAAAGACTGTCTGGTTGCTTCGCATATTTAAGGGTCTCTTTATTGAAGGAGGTACAATAACAAGGTATCCCTGCTATCCTACGAGTAAATAACTTAACCCGTTCCCCCCCTTGTTCAAGTATCCAGTTATTACGCCTTATCCCTTCTCTCCACATATAATCTACACGCTCAAGCTCTCTATCTGAGAAGGGCTTGCAATGCTCTAAAGGGGTTTCATGTAATACGCTTGTTTTTGGGTCTTCTGCTACTGTCGCTATACGATAGAAATCACGCTTATCTGTACCAAGTCTTAAGCGACTCTCTGGGTCATAAGCAATATAACTTATAGTGACCACCGTATTGTCATCTATCGAAGGAGGTAAGCTATCTTCGGTTAAAGTGATGGCATCGGGTTTGGGTCTACCTGTAAAGAATAAAGTAACCTCACCAAACTCACCAAGCACTCTCGATGTGGGTACGATAACACCGTTAATCATTACCACAACATCTCTTGGTGAATCAGCAGGGTCATTGATGCTATTTTGTCTCGCTATCGGGTACTCCACTTGAAACCGATAAGGATCTTCACCTTGATCCCCTTTAGAAATCCACTTGTCTGCTGGGATGACTTCATCATTAACTGCCCATGTGTCTATTCGATCTCTGTATATTGTTCCACCGATAGGTGTGATGTTCACCCTACGATAAGGGCCACGATCAGAGTTGCCCGATCTGTATATGTTCACACCACGAACAATCCAACCCTCATTTCCATGTAGGATTGATGGGTTATCCCAATGGACATCTATCTCACCCTTAGCGAAAGGGGAGACAGCACTCGTATTTCTTGGTGGTACAGGCCAAGGACTTCTACTGTCGTACCAACCATGTTGTGCCATAATAATCTCCCATGTAAGCGATATTTACTTATAGGGAGATTATAAATGACTTATTATTCTCTCACTTCAATTAATCATCGCCCTCAAAAGTGATCTCTACCTTTTCTTCTCCACCCTCGTCCTCCGCATCTTGTTTGGGGTCTATCCATTGTTTGACGACACCTTTGAGTTTCACTTGCTCTTCAGTCGTAGTTTTAATAACTTTCTCTCCATGAAAAAGAGAAAGTTTGTCAATGACTGCGGATTGAAGCTCAAATATTTGTTCTCTTAAAAGTTGCATCTGTATTTGTGCATCTCTCAACCTAGCGATTAATGCTTCCCTATCCCCATTAGCAGACGCAAGTTTATCTTTGAGTTCTTCTACTTCGGAAGGGTCTCTACCACTAGCGATGGCTAACATAGATGAGATACTGCCTGTGAGCATACCTATGATCCCAATAAGTATATCTCTGTTTTTCTCTACTATTTCATGCTTCGCTAAGAACCATATCAAACCTATGATCAAGAGCATGAAGACTACAGAAGCCCACCAACCTCTTTTCGCCTTTTCAGATTGAGTGAACTGTTTATTTGTTTGTTTTTTAGACATCGTAAAACCCTAGAACAGATTCTTAAAGAACTCTGAAATGAAAGAAATGAATGCGTCATACTTGGGCATATGGTAAGGAAGTCCGATCAGAGATCTTGCAACAGGTCTTGTAGATAGTTGAAAAATAATATGAAGCCAGAACAAACACGCTATAAACCCAGCCCTCCAAAAGACATAGAGAACCCAGTCTTTCAAGACTCTATCTCTTGCTCTTTTCTTAATGTATTTAGGCCCACCTAGTCTTTTTACTTTCTCAGATCCTAGAGGAGGCTGTAGCGATTCAATGGTTTCACCAACCGCATATATTTCTTGTGGTTCTTTCACCCCTTTAAATTTATACATACCTACACAAGCAAATCGGGTGCTTTTTGGTGTGTGCATATTCGTTCTGTTTCGAGTGGCTAACATTGCCTCCTTTGTGAGGAGAACTTGACCTTTTTGACAAAGAGACATTGTTCTAGCGGCAATGTTTTTTGAGAGTCCTTCAAGTTCGACTCTCTTAGCTCCAGCTCCAACATAGACATCATCTTGTTCTACTTCAATGATTTTACCCCAGTGTATACCGATACGAGTATTGATCTTTATTTTTGGTGGGATTGTTTTTTGATAAGCGAGAGCAAAGTTAACTGCATCTACAGGTCGGTCAAAAGACAATAGAAAACCATCAGAACGATCTATCTCTCTGCCTTCATGCCGATAAACAAGATTTCTAGCCATACGATCATGGATTTGAAACCACTGAGCCGCCACCTTAGCTCCCACCCTTTGAACGAAAGCAGTAGACCCTATCAAATCTAAGAGAACGATAGCTAAGTATCGTTCTTTCATAGTAATATCATGATCAAAGGGCATGGGTTTATCTCCAGAGACTTTTTATGTTCTCACAAGGTGTGTTTAATATCTTATCTGCTAATTCATCATTACAAGTAAAAGCAGGGATATATTCAACACACTGATAAATATGGTTTTCTGCCTTTTCACAAAGGGTTCTATCTTCATTTGGAATATCTTCACAAGAAACTAATAATCCAAATATACATAAGAGGTATCGTGTGTTTTTCATAATTAATATCCTATAAAGGCAAACTCTTGCTTTTTAATGACTTCAAGAGGCGAGGAGTCAGTGCGTTTGATAACCCATTGGACAAAGTAAGATCCTGGAATAAATCCCGCAGATAACATTTCCCCTACATAGTATTTGCCTGTCTCTTCTTTTACAGGGTATCTTTTTTCAACACCCACTCGCCACTCACCTCTAACTTCATCTGTACCATAGAACGAATAATAGATTAAGTAAGGATCAAAGCCATTGCCTTGATTGCCGAAGATTTCTACTCTTAAATCATTTGGACCCATTTGGGTTCTTTGTACAAAGATCACTGACATAACTATACTACCTCAATAAAAGTGTCTCTTGAGGAAACAGATATGGTTTGCTCTCCGTAAACAAGAGCGTTGTCAGCGACCATCTCTGCTTTAAACTCGACAAAGATAGTTTGTCCTAAAACACTATCAGGTATGGTGAAGCGATAAACGAAACGGTGAGCTTGATCTGTGGCTACCATAGCGTTTGGCCCATCTAAGATTGTTCGCACATCCTCCACATAGTGAAAAAGGGTTGTCTCTACATTCTGTATGTTGAGTGGTTTGAGATCAAATCCAACCCAAGAAATCTGACAGGGGATTGTATCCCCAATATGTGCGTTAGTGTTATAAATCATGTGATGATCTCCTCTCACATATAAAATAAATTATAAATAGACTATAAATGAGGAGATCATCATATAAGGGATTAAGTCGTCCTACTAACCTCATTCTTAAGGAGTGCGTTTATGGCTAAAGCCAAATCTAAAGCATCTAAA